TTTTTGAATTTCGTTGATGTTCACTTTGTGTCACCCTCTCAATTTTTTTATCATGTCAAGCACTATGCTCGGCTCGATGTCGTCAGTGTCTTGTGACGGCTGTGCACCAAGTGAACGAATTAAACTAATAGCCATATCAATTTTATCAGATTTCACGCACTCTAGCAAGCCCCTCATTTTCATGATTTTTGCTTTTTCATTTGCAGCGAAAGTAACAGGGGAAAACTCCCATAGCTTGACTTCCTTCAACAGGCGCACCCGTTTCGTTCCCAACATTTTATAGTCATCTTTCACCACATCGTAGCCGATGGACATTTCAGTGATGACACCGTCTTTGATTAACGTCATCGCTTTTTTCCCTGTATCGGTCATACTAATTTTAGCCTTGACGTACAGTCCGTTGTCGTCCTCTGTCATGTCAATCGGCAAACCGATAGGTTCGTTTGCATCATGTTGCCATAATACCTTGATGCGTGAACGATTCTCTGAAATGGTTTTGCGGAATGCACCTTTTTCGATGATATCATCGTATGCATCAATGTTGTTGAAAAACGATGCATAGCCCTCGAATATGTCATCACTAATCGCCTTTGTTTCAAACTTAACCGCTTTGAAATCCATCACTCGCCACCTCCATATCGTTTTTCAATCTCTTCATTGACTAGCTTTTTCATGTACTCAACGCCTTTATCACCAACCACGTGCCACTTTATTTGTGCTACTACCCCTGCGATGCGGAAGTCTTCGAGGTGTCTTGCGCTCCACGCTTCACGTAGTCGGATTGCTTCTACTTGCCTTGGTGTCAGTGCATCCGTTGCAATATCTTCGTTGCGTATAGTGTACAGGTGTTTGTATTGTTCATTGCCTAAAACATTTCCGCCAAGCCCCCATACCTTCGGATACTTTTCACGGACACGCTCCGCAAAGTCTAACGGAAACAATTCGTATTTGCTGTTTTGCAAGCTCACCGTTTCGTCGTCTCCTGCTGTTGGGAAGTTTGTAGCCTTGGATATCTTTTGCAGAAACTTAATCAGCGCATCTTCCTCTGTATCCTCTTCTTCTTCCTCTGTACCCTCTTCTTCCTCGTCCTCCACCGCATCCCACTGTATTTTGCACACAGCGAACCGTTGCTCCAGTTTTGGAAACTCCTCAATCATCACTTTGTCGCTCATACACCGTGTCAAAAATGATTCTTCCTCTTCTGCTTGTACTGGTTTTGGCAACGGCACTATGTTTCGCCTCCTCTGTCGTCTTCTGCGTACTCGTATCCAACGGCGCAACGGCAGTTGATGCTCTCTTTCGCAGGCAAGGAAAAGTCTGCAGGATATTTACCACGTGAACCGTTTACGTTGAAAGATTCATTTAGCTTAATTGCAGGATGGTTCGCCATGGCTCTGTGTGAGTCACGTGTGCTGTCGTCAAATGTGGGTATCCATACTTTCCGTAGCTTCGGTGTCGTTTGTTGCGCTCCTGCCAATGAACCGAAGTTCGATGCGCTAACCACTTCTGTTCTTGCTATTGTGCGACTGCGATTCGGGATGATTTTATCGAGATACAGTTTATCCAGTGATTCGGTCATCGTGAGGATACTCGCTCCCTCTGCCATGGAATCAATGATGATGTTTTTTATATCAACCTTTGTAGTTTCAGTGATTAGCGCCACTTTCTCTGCAGACGTTTCGGTGATGTACTTTAAGATGTCATCGGTGGTGAAGTCGAATGCTTTTGTTTCGCTTGCTCCTGTGGATTTAATTTGTGACTGGATATCCTGATACGTTCTTGCTCCGAAATGACGGATGATATCCCTGTATATCTTTTGAAACAGCTTAACAAAACGCTCCTTGTCATCTTCGATGATTTGCAACACTTCATTATTAAATTTTTCCTTGTTGTACGTGGCGTTGATGATTTTTTTGCGTTGCTCGTTGAAAGCGTCTGCGATATCTTTCGTTACTCTATCATAAAATGGATTTCGTTGTCGCTCAAACTGCTTGAAAAGTTTTTTTTTGCGTCAAGGCTTTTAGATTCGCCTTCACTTGGTAGCGGTTGTTCATCTTGTGATAAAAATGGTCTTTGATGTATTTGATTATAGAAAACATTTCCAGTCTCAACATCTTCGTAGTCCAATGCAACACGCGCCTCATTTTGAGTGATCAAACTGCTTTGCCAAAGTTCTATAGTACGCTTGGTGAGTGCATCCTGTGACTCTTTCAGCGCTTGTATTCTTGATAGGTCATACACGAGTACAAGATTATCAGCGTATCTTGGGAGTAGGTCGCTTTGCAACTTTTGCTTAATATGTTCCAAGTATCGGGGGATGATGGTGTTTTCCCAAAAGCTTTTCACCGCTTCGCTGAAATTGCTGTATGTTTGCCCCTCGGGGTCGCCAACTAGTTGCGATGGAACGCCGAAAGCAGAACATATCTCCGTGCGATTAAGTTTTCTTTGATTCAGAAAGTCCATGTCAATACTCGTTAACCCAATAGGTTGATACGTTGCACGGTCTGCGTTGAGGACTAGCGGAATGCGTGCGTTGCTTCCTCCGCCGTATCGGCGTTTCCACTCGTCACGTAAATTGTCGATGAGTTCGGGCGATGGATTCTGCACCGTGAACACGCCAGCAGGAACACCCGAATTTTGTAGCGTGCTTTTGTTCCAGTTCACCGCCTCGTTTTCTGTATCAATGGTACGGCTCAACGCTCGTATCGGCGATAATCCTTCATAAATGTCTAATGGATCACTGAACTTACTCCACAATACCTCTTCTTTATCATAGTATATCGTTGAATAGTTATCGTATTTATACCCTGATACAAACTCTTCTTTTGATGGGATAGGCTTCATGTAGTGTGGATACAGCGGAACTATCTGCGTGGGCATGCTCGGATTAACGTATTCGGCGTAAAATTTTCCTTCAAGTGCTAGGTACGTTGCCCATAAATCGATAAAATCACGTGATGACATGAACGCGTTTGCCTTGTTATTCAGCAAATCCAGTATCGGATGTTGCTCAATCTCAATATTTCTACCGCCTCGACCTTTGCGGTATAGCAACCACGGTACCGATGATGTTGCAGATGATATCTGCATAACGCAACTGTATACCCAAACGACCTTGTTGTATGCTTCGGTGATAAATTGTTTGTCTTTCTGTGTTGCCCAGTACGCCTGCCCGTAGCTACCTTCTGAAACGTACCTGTACTTCTGCTTTTTCTTGAATTTATCCCAAAACGCCATTATGTCACCTCCGCTAAAAGTATATAGCCGTTTCATCGGTAAAGCATTCTTCTAGCGCATATCTCATAGCATCCAGTAAATGGTTATCTTTGTCAACAGGTTTAGCGATGTAGATACCGTTTTTGTCTGTCGCATACTGATACAGCTGTATCTCACGGATAAAGTTTATACATGATGGATGTATGATAACCTCGTGTCGCTTTATCCACTGGATACCGAAATTGATTGAGTCCTTGCCTTTCTTTGCAGGCTTAGCACGGATTCCCAGCGTCTGCAGTTCTCGTATGCTTTTCGGCTCTGCGCTGTCGCAAGTGACGTATTCTGTACCGATGATGGACTGCAACCGTGTAGCGATTGCGTCGTTCATCATCTCTAGCTCCATGAATTCATCGAAAACATAGATGCGCTTGTTGCGCTTGTCGTAATGCATCCGTATATACGCCGTGGGGTCACTAGCGAAACCGAAGTCTAATCCGTTGTATATGTTATCGAATGTGCTAGTATCGAAATGTTCTACTTTATAATTCGTGTATATCGTTTTCCCCAAGACTCCCCAGTTTCCCAACGTGTACACATTGTAGAAATAGGTGTCCTTTTCGTTCTCCATCGTGTACCTGTCTTGGTCAGTCAGGAAGTCATTATCCTTATACGTTGTTTTGAGTATAAACAAATCATCGCGCCGATACGGCGACTCCGTATAATGCGTGAAGTATTCTTTATACAGCCAGTGAGTTTGATATATTGGATTGAATGATAATATCAACCTTTTAGGCGATGCGCTTTCTCCACGTAAACGCTTCCGTAGTTGCATCACATCGTTATACTCTGTTTCTGTAGCTTCCTCTATCCATATATCGGTTAATACCCCGTGTGACGGAGTGATGGACTTCACCTTCTCTGTGTCGTCCAAGCCAGCGGATAGTATCTGCGCACCATTGATACAGGTGAATGTGAGATCCGTCTTGTTGATGGTGAAAAGGCGCTCCATTTTGAAAGCTACGATGGCTTTGCAAAGTTCGTTAAATAAGCTTTTCTTTATCGTTCGCGCCGTTTTACGGCAAACGAGATAGTTACGCCCCATAGTCGCAACGTCAATGATGCACCTTTGTGCGAGAAAGAAACTTTTTCCACTAGATGAACCACCAAAAAATATTTGCGTCTGCGTGGTGTCATTGAGATACGGGAGATACGCACGGTTAAACCGCCGAGCCGTAATTTCATACTCAATCATGCTTCGTCATGCTCCGTGTCCTCGTCTACTATGCGAATCTTGACAACACCCGCATCCCCGTGTTGAGTCAATTCTTGCTTATCCGCTTGCCCGAGCCAGTTTTTACCTAGCCATATTAACAAAGCCGTATTACCTTTTAGTGCCTCTTGATATTGTTTGCGGCGTAAAGAAACCTTGCCAAAACCTTTGTTTTGTTTGAAATATTCCGAAAAACTTTTGCCACAATGTTCAAAAATTCGCGTGCTTAACGTTTCTTCGTCAATGTCAAACCATGCACATATTTCTTCCTGCGTTGCTTGGATGTGACAAAGTTTCTTGAGTTCCTCGAAGTCGATTTCCTTGCGTGGTCTTCCCTCTCCTTGACGTGGCGGTCGCTTGTAAACTTTTGGCTTTTCTTCCATTTTTTTTATTTCACCACCTTAAACGGATATAATGTACCTATAATATTATACATACTAAAATAGTACCACAATTAGTGGTACTACGCAATTACTTTAAATGCGTTTACACAGCTACCGCTTGTAAACCCAATTTAGCTTTCACTGCATTAAGTATATCGGATTGTGTGGCGTCTTTGCGGGTCAGAGCCTGCATGACATCCTCGTCTACTGTGCCCTCTGCGATGATGTGATGCACGAATACCGTTTCTGTTTGCCCTTGACGATGCAAGCGTGCATTGGCTTGCTGGTATAGCTCTAGCGACCATGTCAAGCCAAACCATACAACTATATGCCCCCCGCCTTGCAAATTGAGCCCATGACCACATGACGCGGGGTGAGCGAGGGCGATCTTGATCTTTCCTGCGTTCCAATCCTCAATATCTTTTTCGCCGTCAAGTTTTTTTGCGTCGGGGAATCGCTCCATGATACGGTCGGCATCATGTTTAAAACTGTAAAATACTAGCAATGTTTGCTCGCTGTGTAACTCGGCGATCTCATCCAACGCGTCAAGTTTAGCGTCATGAATTACTTTAACCCCGTCTTCTGTGTAGATCGCTCCATTTGCGACTTGCAACGCCTTGATCGCCATCGCTGTGTCGATGTCGTCTCCCTCATACCGTGCGTCTCTGACGATGTCGCGCAATGCGGTATGCGTTTTTTTGTCTAGTTGCACTGATACGCGGTTGTCGATGCGATCTCCAAGCAAGTTGTAGTCACTAGCGCGCATGGATACGACAGACGGAACGATGGCGCGTGTGATGTCTTCTTTTGCGTTTTTACGCGGATGCCACTGATGGAATCTTCCTTCCGTAAAATATTTATGCCTGAATGTCCATTCGTTTTTGCCCAACGTTCTGCCATTATCGATGAGATACATTTGCGACCATAGATCTAGTAGTCCGTTACTTGCAGGCGTTCCTGTAAGACCATAAAAACGTTTAATTTTATGCCGTACGCTTTTCAGTGCCTTAAATCTTTGCGACTTTGCACATTTGAAACTGCTTAGTTCATCAACCACTACCGTGTCAAAATCCCATTCCATTTTATTTGATTCATAAAATTGTACAAGCCATTTAATGTTTTCGCGGTTGGTTACGTACATATCCGCTTTTTGAGATAACGCCTTTTCGCGTTGTGATGAAGATCCTAAAATTTTAGATACTAAAAGATGTTCGGTGTGAGTCCATTTCTGCGCTTCCTGCGCCCATGTGCACTGTGCTACGCGCAACGGGGCGATGATCAATACTTTCTGCACTTGTTTAGTGTCGATGAGTTTAACTAGCGCCGATAATGTCGTAACCGTTTTGCCAAGACCCATCTCAAGAAAAAGCCCTAATTCTGTGTTTTTTTCGATCAACTCTTGCGCGTGTAACTGATAATCGTGCGGTGCGAATTTTTTTGCCATGTGAATCAATCTCCTTTTTTTTATCAACTCTTGTCTATATATACATCATATCATATCGGACAATGATTTTCAACAACTGCTCTAAAAAAATTTTGTTCCAACACTGTTCCAACACTGTTCCAGTCGTGTTCCAATGGCGTTCCAATAGTACAAGTGTTTAAATTCCAGTATATATAAGGCTTTTCAAACTTAAGAATAGACGTGTTCCAGTTGTTCCAATAAATTCCTTATATAGCTGGAAATATATAATATATATTCTATACTATTTATACTATTCTACTGGAACACTGGAACAGTATATATAATATATAGATAATATAAGGGTTTTCAACATTTAACCTAGTGGAACATTCACTGGAACAGTACTGGAACACTGGAACAGTAAGGCAATAAAACAAAAAAAAGAGCCTTTTTTGGCTCTTTCCCCCAGCGCGCTCACACACAAGAGAAGCCGTTGACGTGCCCGTACTCTGCTCCGATGCGTTTTTTTGCGTTTTTCCATCCTAAAAATTTAAGGCTATTACGTATTTCGATCGCTCGATCTTTCGGCGGCGTGATGCTTAACTCTCCAAAGCATTCGCGCCATATCTCTATTACCGAAATGAACTGCCTTTTGTACAGGTGATCTGGCTGTGGCAACCTCATACGCCGAATACGCTCATCAACTGACAGCATATACCAGTGATCGGATATCGGACGGCTCAAAAACTCTTTAATGACAGAAACTAGTTCAGGCTCGGCTGTATGTGCGCTTTGTGTTTCGCGCGCCACCGTGTCAAGATCTTGTGGCAAATACAAAGGTTCTCCCGCTCGATAGTAGCTTACAGCTTCTGCCCACATCTGACCAACAGTGTAGTCATCAAGTTCGAAAACGCTTTTCACACTTTTTTCACCGCAAGCAATGGGCAAAAAACGTCTATTGCCCGTAGGATCGGAAAGAAACGAAAAGTCGTTAGTGGTAGCAATAAAAATATTTTGTCTTGGGAAGTCCATTTCCCGCCTTGCATATTTAGGTCTGTACCTGTCGACTTGTTTGCTCAAAAACATTTTAACTACATTTATTCTCGCACGCTCTTTTGCGCTCATCTCGGCAATCTCCACGATCCACGTACCACGCAGCGCCATCATTGCAGGCTCACCCTCAAGACTAACAAGGCTGTCACTGTACCAAGAGCGTCCGAGTTTACGCAAAAAAGTCGATTTGCCAATGCCTTGCGCACCGAGCAGCGACACAACAGAGTCGTATTTACATCCCGCGTCATACGCCCTTGCAACCCCAGCGCATAGCATTTTACGTGTAACGGCTCTAGTATAAAGGGTATCGTCCGCGCCGAGATAGTCGATCAACGCAGTATCGACCCTTTTTATGCCATCCCAATTTAATGCAGACAAATAATCTTGTATAGGGTGATACTTTATTTCGCTGACTATTTTTTCAACCGCGATATCGAGTTTTTCACGGCAATAAACACTATAGACGCGTTCGATATACCCTGCTAACAATTTGTCGTCTGCATCCGTCCACGATAGACTGTGACGCTCCCACGGCAACGACTTCTTTCCGTAAATTGATTGATCAAACGAATTATACACGATATTACCTTTCAGATTCGGGTCGTTTTTTAGCATTAAATAAAAATTCTCAACGCTCTTAACAATCGCCCCCGTTTTGCCGTCTCGCGCCAGATCGCCGACCCACGATAGGTCACTGCTAGAGGTGTCCGCTGTCGCCGCCCCTTCGGCGCGCATGACGAGCGGGTCAGACTCACATAGCAGTGCCATGCGTGCAGTACTGGCTCGATGATGTACAGGCGCGGTATAGTCGTCGTCCGATCCGTATAAATGCGTGCGCACGAGGTCATAAGCGTTGACCGCATGTCCTGTGCCTATGGGATCGCTCGCATGGTGACTGTAACATAGATTCGCGTCATTAAATACATACAATCCGCCAGCCGTTGATCCGCCTGTGTACGTATACCGATCACCACTGCTACCGTAAGGCGTATAAACATCTGGTAAAAACTTTTCTATCGCCTCGTGAATCGTGTACGCTCTGCAAAATTGACCTATTAAACCACTTTTGTTTTCAGGGCTAACACTTTGTATGGCGGAAGCTTTTTCGCGTGTTTTTTGCTTGATAATATCGTTTGTTTTACCCTTTACACCACTAGCCAGCAATACACTTTGATACTCACGCAAGCAATCATCCGCGTTCAAAAAATTTCCGTCATAAAATTTTACAAAGTATTCCCCATCAATACTGCATGATGGAAAGTACATTAACCTTTCATACTCAAAAGTTTTTTGATCAAAATATTCTGATCCAATTTTATGTGCCGCCGAACGTGAAATAATGTTGTATTCTTCTTTGTTGACTGGTCGATCTAGTGGTATGATTATGCGATAACGCCCGTTCGTTATTGAGTGCTTTCGTGTCGTATGCACAACGGCGCACACCCCATTCAACCGAGCGGGCACGATGGACATGATATCCACGCCGCCTGCATGGTCAACATCAAGTGTAACGATTTGCCGATCCACTACCGCCCCGACTTGCCTCACGCCTCCTGTGCATACTCCTCCAACATATCCGCCGACATCTTTCAACTCATCTTGCTTTTCTTTTGGCATGGTTAGGTATTCCGCTACAGTTTCAGGCGTACGCGTTGGCTCTAAAAAACGTTTGGAAAAGCTATGCCATGTATCGGATTCATTGATCCAGTAAGTTGTACGCCGCGCAAAGTTTTTGCCACTATGTGCAAAACTGATCAAGGCTTTTATGCCCTGATCAGTTCCCATCATACTGATAATATTTTCCATTGTTTACCTCCTAAAATACTAGCATATGTTCGCTTACTCCGAGATCTTTCGCCTGCGCAATTATTTGTTGTTTTAATTCTTCAAAAGTGCCGCATTCATCTGTCCATATCCACTCTCCGTTTTTGTCGTAGTACCCAAAAGGTGTTGGATCAGCTTCAGCGTACAACGAGTGATTTTTTCCTTCGTGTAAAAAAGTCACGCTCATCACGTCAACCATATTACCCATAATACCAATACCACCGCAATAGTAAACAGTTTCGAACTTTTTTGCTTTGAACTTTGTCATTTTAACCACTCCGTTTTTTTGTATTCGGTAAGGCATCCCCTTACCGTGATACTATCATATCATATATGACAGTATCAACGCAAGTGGTTATACAACTTTTTTTTTGATTTTTTTTTAGCTATTTAGTTTGTTAAATTTTAGCGTTTCGTGCTGATCAATCGCGTTGCTCAAAAGGTGCGTTATGGCTTGCGTTTTCGTTACATACCTCAGATCTTCTTTAACGCTATCAATTTTCTGCAACATGCTCTCCGATACCACTACCGATATGCGCGTGCGCGTGCGATCGCTTTTGATATATTTAACTTTATTCATTTTTTATTCCTCCAATTTATATATTGTTAGTTCTAGTCGCGGATTGTTTTTGTCGATAAAAAAGTTATTCACCCTTGGCAAACAGTAGTAGTCATTACTATATACACCGCCATCCTCTAGTACATCGCATAATAACTTCAGGCAATTATTCGTATCGCGAATCCTTTTGTCCTTGAAATAAAACGTCATTTCGACTACTGTTTTCGCCGACAATGTTTCCCAGTTTTGAATATACACCTCGTTTATGATTTTTTCAGTGGCATCATCACACCACGCGCGAGCAGAAGGGCGCATGAATCGACCATAACTTTTGGATCGCGTTATATAAGCAGAGTTTACACTTGGCGGTATTGACAGTGTTATATACAATGTTTTTTTACTCATCTTGCGTTGTTAAAATGTCGCGATAAATCATCAAGTAGTCTATCGCTTTATTTATATCATCAATCTTTGATCCTTTGTGTCCGTGACGCGATAAATACTTTAATACGTTACCCAATAAAAAGCCACTGTATTGCTCCCGTGTTAGCTTTGCCCGTAAAAAGTCTAAAGTTTCAATCCCACCGATTTTGTAATAATCCATTGTCTCACATCCTTTACAATGTAAACAAACGTTCTATGCGTTTTTTTGCTTTTACTCTTGAGTCAACGTTGCATACTAATTCAATTTCTTTTATACATTCAAAATCGTCTGGAGCATTGTGCTCACTTACAAAAACGTTGTGCCCTTCATCTTTTTTATTCCTGCACCACTGCCAAAATTCGCTATGATTAAAATTTTTAGATGTTGAATACTTAAATGTACCTTCATAAGGCGGGTCACAATAAATTAAACTTTTATTAGGAATATTTAATTCTTTATAATCGCCGTGATGAAATTGAACACCTATTATGTTTTCTTTTTGTTTCAATATACTTTTTTTTGCGCAAAGGCAATAATTTTGCCTTTTTTCAATAATCGGATTTTTATCCCTAGCGTATCCAGCCATAAACGTACTGCCAAACGAACAACCGAATCCGACAAAACCCACCAAATACGGCGGAAAACTATCCCTGTTTCTCTTTATGTGGTAGTATTCTTCTGCGCTACATTCATTAGGCGGTATCCATCCATTTTGAATAGCCTTAAACAATTCTATTAAATAAAAATTGTTGTCATTTCCTATCCGCCATCCACATACTTTATCAATTAAGTTTGCCCCTCCTACAAACGGCTCGACCCAACATTGTTCTTCCAATCTCTTTTCAAGCATTATCGGCAAAATATGTTTGGCAATTCTGCGTTTTGAACCCATGTATTTCACTATCTCACCTCCCGTGCTACCGAAACCATCTTTTTCCCTATTGCAAACGCAACGTTCACACTCACCGCGTTGCCAGCTTGTTTATAGAGCTGGTTGTTGCTACAAACGCTTGACGCTTTTGCGTGATCTTCATCGGTAAATCCCTGTAGTCTAAAACACTCAAGTGGCTTCAATGTTCTATTATCTCCATTTATTTTATACCATCCAGTCTTCGCTCCCCCGCCGCCTGCTCAAAACCTCGCCTTATACCTCCGATCCCTGCAAAAAAGTCGACAAACTTCATCGTATCGGACACGCTCCTCCCTCGCATGATTCGCTGCCTACGTCAATAATTCCTTTGTCGTACTTTTGCAATAGTTTTGCATCAAATTTTTTCATTGACGATTTCAATAATTCATATTCTTCTTTGGTGCATTCCTCATACGGCGCGAGCGGGTACGTACCGCCATCGTCTGCCAAAAATGATATGCCGATGTAATCATTCCACATATTAAGTAATTGATTGGGCAAGTCAAACCATTCACTTGGTTTAACATGTATAGTGTTGGATGTGTTATGATCTGTATATTTCTTCTGAAACATCTTATATATATATAATTGTTCTTTCGCATCAACATTCTTTTTGTGCCGTTGCGCGGGCGAATGTACAGGGAAGTCGATCACCAGCGTTGTCGCAGACTCCATCTCTTGCCCAACCTCTGGATGCACGCGCCAACCCAAATCAAGAGCCATGCGCGCCAACGGATCGTGCGAATTGATGCGTATGCGCCGTATAAAATATTCGCTATGCGAAAAGTGGATACCGCTAGACACTCCTCCTGCAACGATTGACAACGTTCCCTCAGGCTTGACTGTCGTCACAAGCAATGGTCTGTTAACACCAAGAAACGCTGCGTAGTCACTTGCTGTATCGTTTGCGGTATTTTTCAGCATCAATAGCACATCTTGC